AAATTAAAACAACTCAATCAGACAATATACAACACAAACGCACAAGCTTTTAAACTCTCAGACTCTCAAGTAAACTTTTGCCAATATTTCTCCAGTTCACTCAGTTATTTCTCACTCTCTCAAAATCACAACAATCTTCCCATTATCTTCAGTACACACCCGATCACTAATGGCAACCATCATGTTTGGATCCATTGCTGCTGAGATTCCAGTGATCAAGGAGGCTATTATGATAGCCATGCCCAAATCCAAGCACACACTGCATGTTGTGCAAGTGGAGGCCAAACACATGGCCACTGAGATTAGATCTGAGCGCGGCAAGCTGTATGTCGCGAAGAGATTTGCTGATAATGCCATCAAGGCATATGATAGCCAGCTGAAGGCCTTCGATGAACTTTTGAAGAAAAACTCTGATCTTCAGAAGAGATTGTTTATTGGGCAGAATAGCCCAATTAAGCAGAAGAAGGGAGGTGCATGTTTCGTGCGTAGTCTTTCATTTAAGCAAGCAGAGGAACGGCATGCTAAGTACCTCAAGCTGCAAGAAGAAGAGCACCAATTTTTAAGTGGTGCTTACGGAGACAAGGCTTATGTTGGCAGTGTACAAGGTACACTTGACCGAAAAGTTGCTGAGAAGGTGAGTTTCAAATCACCTTACTACAAGAGAACCTGCAAGGCTGTTAGGCAGGTAAAAGTTTTGAAGAAAGCTGTTGGCTCGGGAAAAGTTTTGGACCAAGTTCTTGAAATTGTTGCTGAGACAGGTGTCCCAGTAACTTTTGTTGGCAAGGGTGCAAACAAAACCCTTCGAGCACAATATGTGCGTAGGTATGGGCTGGTCATACCAAAAATCTTTTTGTGTCATGAGAGTGGACGAAAAGTTCACCGTGAGATGTCATACTGGCACCACAAAGAGACCCTTCAGTATCTGTGCAAACATGGAAAGTATGGCGCACTTAATGAAAACGCGCTGTGTAAGGGAGACAGTGGCTTACTCTTCGATCAACGCACAGCTTTTGTGAAGAGAGTCACATATCTACCACATTTCATTGTGCGTGGTCGGCAAGAGGGGCAGCTAGTCTGTGCAACTGAATATCTTGACAATGTATACACAATTGAACATTATACGCACAAACCGGAGGAGCAGTTTTTCAAAGGGTGGAAGCAAGTATTTGACAAGATGGCCCCCCATACTTTTGAACACGACTGTACTATTGATTACAATAATGAACAGTGTGGCGAATTGGCAGCAACCATATGTCAAACATTGTTTCCTGTTAGGAAGCTTTCTTGCAACAAGTGCAGACATCGAATCAAGGATTTAAGCTGGGAAGAGTTTAAGCAATTCATCTTAGCACATTTAGGATGCTGCGCAAAATTATGGGAAGAGCAAAAGAATTTGCCTGGCCTTGAGAAGATACACTCATTTGTCGTGCAAGCTACAAGTGAGAACATGATTTTTGAAACTTCAATGGAAATAGTGCGGCTGACACAAAATTATACAAGTACCCATATGTTGCAAATACAAGATATCAACAAAGCACTAATGAAAGGAAGTTCAGCCACGCAAGAAGATCTCAAGAAAGCCTCTGAACAATTGTTGGCCATGACAAGATGGTGGAAGAACCATATGACACTAACAAATGAGGATGCTCTAAAGACGTTTAGGAATAAGCGCTCATCAAAAGCCCTCATCAACCCAAGCCTGTTGTGCGACAATCAATTAGACAGAAATGGAAACTTTGTGTGGGGTGAAAGAGGAAGACACTCAAAAAGATTCTTTGAAAATTTCTTCGAGGAAGTTGTTCCTTCGGAGGGTTACAAAAAGTACGTAATCCGCAATAATCCAAATGGCTTTAGGAAACTAGCTATTGACTCTCTTATAGTTCCCATGGATTTAGCTCGAGCACGTATCGCTTTGCAAGGTGAATCGATTAAGAGAGAAGATCTGACGCTTGCTTGCGTATCAAAGCAGGATGGGAATTTTGTATACCCGTGCTGTTGTGTCACGCAGGATGATGGCAGACCGTTCTATTCTGAGTTGAAGAGCCCAACAAAGCGGCACTTAGTGGTGGGAACCTCGGGAGACCCAAAATACATTGATTTGCCAGCGACAGATTCTGATCGCATGTACATAGCAAAAGAGGGATATTGCTACCTCAACATCTTTTTGGCAATGCTGGTAAATGTTAATGAAGATGAAGCAAAGGATTTTACAAAGATGGTGCGAGATGTGGTCGTGCCAAAACTTGGAACATGGCCGAGCATGATGGATGTTGCTACGGCAGTTTACATAATGACAGTTTTCCATCCTGAGACAAGGAGTGCAGAGTTACCACGGATACTAGTCGATCATGCTAGTCAAACAATGCATGTGATTGACTCATTTGGCTCGTTATCTGTTGGATACCATGTGTTAAAGGCGGGAACTGTTAATCAATTAATTCAGTTTGCCTCCAATGATTTGGAAGGAGAGATGAAGCACTATAGGGTTGGAGGCGATGCTGAACAGAGAATGAGATGTGAGCGAGCGCTCATATCGAGCATTTTCAAGCCCAAGAAAATGATGCAGATCCTTGAAAACGATCCATACACGCTAGTACTAGGATTAGTCTCCCCGACAGTTCTCATACACATGTTCAGAATGAAACATTTTGAGAAGGGTGTAGAGTTGTGGATCAACAAAGATCAGAGTGTGGTTAAGATCTTCCTTCTTCTAGAGCACTTAACAAGGAAAATAGCAATGAATGATGTGCTCTTGGAACAACTGGAGATGATATCGCAGCAAGCTGGTAGACTGCATGAGATTATTTGTGACTGCCCCAAGAATATACACTCATATAGGGCAGTGAAAGATTTTCTTGAAGTGAAAATGGAGGCAGCTTTGACAAACAAGGAACTAGCCAACAATGGCTTCTTTGATATTAATGAAAGCCTAGGGCATGTGTCGGAAAAAATTTATGCAAAAGCCTTAGAGAAGGAATGGCGCGCGCTAAGTTGGTTGGAAAAATCTTCTGTAACATGGCAATTGAAAAAGTTCTCAAAGGTTACGGAAGAGCATTTGACAAAGAAAGCTGCAGAAGGCAGAAAAGAATCTTCAAGAAAATTTGTGAGTGCGTGCTTCATGAATGCCCAAACACACCTCGGAAATGCACGTATTACAATTTCAAATAAGGTGAATGAGGTAACAAATCTTGGCGTGAGGCGAATTGTGGAAATGTGTCTTCGTCTCATTCATAGGTGCTATAGTGATATGATATTTTTGGTAAATATTAGTATTATTTTCTCTTTATTTGTACAAATGTGTGCCACGCTGAGAAACACACTCAGCATAATACACAGGGATAGGACAACACTTGCTAGAGTGCAGGCAGAAAGCAATGAAAGGTCTATCATGCAAATGTATGACCTGATGACAAAAGCAGGAAATGGCCCACCCAAAATGGAGGATTTCTTCAAACACATTGAGATGGTGCGACCGGACTTGCTTCCAACAGCGAAATATATGGTGCAAGATAGTGAAGCGGTGGATACACAAGCCAAGACTCAAACACAGCTTCAACTTGAGAAAATTGTTGCTTTTATGGCACTATTGACAATGTGTATTGATTCAGAAAGAAGTGACGCAGTATTCAAAATACTACAAAAACTCAAGTCAGTTTTTGGCACAATGGGTGAAGATGTGAGACCACAAAGCTTAGATGACATTCTTGATCTTGATGAAGCTAAACAGCTCACTGTTGATTTCGATTTGTCAACCAGTAAGGAATCAACATCCACATCATTTGACGTTACATTTGAAGATTGGTGGAACAGGCAATTACAACAGAATAGGGTGATTCCACACTACAGAACTTCTGGTGAATTCCTTGAGTTTACAAGAGAAACAGCTGCAAAAGTGGCAAACACAATAACTCTGTCAACTTCAACGGAGTTTCTCATTAGAGGTGCTGTAGGATCTGGAAAATCAACAGGCTTGCCGCATCACTTGTCAAAGAAAGGAAAGGTGCTCCTTCTTGAACCCACACGTCCTCTTGCTGAAAATGTTAGCAAGCAGCTTGGAAGGGACCCATTCTTTCATGCCGTAACACTGAGAATGAGAGGACTCAATAGATTCGGCTCTAGCAATATAACAGTGATGACTAGTGGTTTTGCTTTTCATTATTATGTAAACAACCCACATCAGCTTAGTGATTTTGATTTTATTATTATAGATGAGTGTCATGTGTTAGATAGCGCTACTATAGCTTTTAACTGCGCCTTGAAGGAATTTGAGTTTCCTGGTAAGCTTCTCAAAGTCTCAGCAACACCACCAGGAAGGGAATGCGAGTTCACAACACAACACCCTGTGAAACTCAAGGTAGAAGAGCACTTGTCTTTCCAACAATTCGCTCAAGCGCAAGGAACTGGCTCAAACGCAGATATGGTTCAATATGGACACAACTTGCTTGTGTATGTCGCCAGTTACAATGAAGTTGATCAGATGTCTAGGCATCTCCTGGATCGACAATTTCATGTCACTAAGGTTGATGGCCGCACAATGCAGATGGGCAATATTGAGATTGAAACACATGGCACAGAAGGAAAACCCCACTTTATTGTTGCAACAAACATAATTGAAAATGGGGTTACACTTGATGTTGATTGTGTTATTGATTTTGGTCTGAAGGTTGTGGCGCAATTGGATAGTGACAACAGATGTGTTCGCTATGAAAAGAAAGCAGTCAGTTTTGGAGAGCGAATACAGAGACTTGGAAGAGTTGGAAGACACAAAGCTGGGTTTGCCTTACGCATTGGACACACAGAGAAGAGTCTAGAAGAAATTCCTGAGTTCATAGCCACCGAGGCTGCTTTTCTGTCTTTTGCATATGGCCTGCCAGTGACAACTCAGGGCGTATCAACTAACATACTTTCTAGATGTACAGTTAAACAGGCTAGGAACGCGTTAAATTTTGAATTAACCCCTTTCTTTACTACTAACTTTATTAGGTATGATGGCAGTATACATCCTGAAGTGCACAAACTTCTTTGTAAATTTAAGCTTAGAGAATCAGAGATGCTGCTGAGCAAACTGGCAATACCCCACCAGTACACAAGCCAGTGGATCACAGTTAAGGACTATAATCGCATCGGGATTCAAGTCAACTGTGACGAGAAAGTTAAGATACCTTTCTATGTGCATGGCATACCTGACAAATTATTTGAGATGTTGTGGAACACTGTTTGTAAATACAAATGTGATGCAGGTTTTGGCAGAATCTCAAGTGTTAATGCAACAAAGATCAGTTATACGCTTAGTACTGACCCGTCCGCCTTGCCAAGGACTATTGCCATTTTGGACCACTTAATAAGTGAGGAAATCATGAAGAAAAATCATTTTGACACAATTAGCTCCTCACTCACAGGGCATTCATTTTCATTGGCTGGCATCGCAGATGGTATCAGAAAAAGGTACTTAAAGGACTACACACAACAAAACATTGCAATCTTGCAACAGGCACGAGCGCAACTCCTTGAATTTAATAGTAATACAGTCGATCTCAATAATCTGCAAAACTATGAGGATCTTGGAGTGTTGAACACTGTTCGTCTACAAGGCAAAGCAGAAGTGTGTGAGTTTTTGGGTTTAAAAGGAAAATGGGATGGAAAGAAGTTCTTTAATGATGTCGTGGTTGCCATCTTCACATTGATTGGTGGTGGCTGGATGTTATGGGATTATTTCCGTCACTATATGCAAGAACCTGTGAGTACCCAAGGAAGGAAGCGTATGATGCAGAAACTCAAGTTCAGGGACGCTTTTGATAGAAAGGTGGGCAGGGAAGTGTACGCCGATGATTACACCATGGAACACACGTTTGGAGAGGCGTACACGAAGAAAGGAAAGCAAAAAGGAAGTACACACACAAAAGGTATGGGTAAGAAATCTCGTGGATTTATCCACATGTATGGTGTCGAGCCTGAGAATTACAGCACTCTCCGTTTTGTGGATCCACTTACAGGACACACGATGGATGAAAGCCCAAGGGTCGACATTCGTATAGTACAGGATGAGTTTGGTGAGATTAGACGGCAAAAGATTAATGAAGGAGAATTGGACAAACAAGCCGTCGTAGCTCGACCAGGATTGCAAGCATACTTCCTTGGAAAAGGTACTGAAGAAGCTTTGAAGGTGGATCTAACACCCCATAGGCCAACATTGTTGTGCATGAACAGCAATGCGATAGCAGGATTTCCTGAGAGAGAGGATGAGTTAAGACAAACTGTGCCAATGAGTGCGGTGCCAAAACCGAATGAAGTGGTTGAGCTCGAAAGTAAATCCACATATAAGGGCTTGCGGGACTACAGTAGTGTCTCGACACTAATTTGTAGACTCGTGAATTCCTCAGATGGACACAACGAGACAATCTATGGAATAGGTTATGGTTCTTATATCATCACAAATGGCCACCTGTTTAGGAGAAATAATGGAACTCTCACAGTGAAAACATGGCATGGGGATTTTATTATTCCCAACACAACACAACTCAAGATTCATTTCATTGAGGGCAAAGACGCGATTTTAATACGCATGCCAAGAGACTTTCCCCCATTTGCACAAAGAAGCTGCTTCAGAAGTCCAAAGAAAGAAGAAAGAGTGTGCATGGTTGGCACTAATTTCCAAGAAAAGAGTCTTCGGTCAACAGTTTCTGAATCGTCGATTATTGTCCCGGAAGGAAAGGGATCATTTTGGGTGCACTGGATAACAACTCAAGATGGTGACTGTGGTCTCCCTATGGTTTCTGTCAACGACGGATACATAGTCGGAATTCATGGTTTAACATCAAATGAGACAAGCAGGAATTTCTTTGTGCCCTTCATTGACGAGTTCAAGAACAAGTATCTTGATAAACTGGAGGATCTAACTTGGAACAAACATTGGCTTTGGCAACCAGACAGAATCGCATGGGGCTCGCTCAACCTTGTAGATGATCAACCCAAGAGTGAGTTCAAGATCTCAAAATTGGTGACAGATCTGTTTGGAAGTGAAGTCAGTGTGCAGAGCAAGAAGGATAGATGGGTTTTAGAAGCAGTTGAAGGTAATCTGGTTGCATGTGGACAAGCTGAGAGCGCATTGGTGACAAAACATGTTGTCAAAGGAAAATGTTGCCATTTTGCGCAGTATCTATCATTGCACCCGGATGCACAAGCATTCTTCAAACCACTAATGAGTGCATACCAACCAAGCAAGCTCAACAAAGAGGCTTTTAAGAAAGATTTCTTCAAGTATAACAAACCAGTTATGCTAAACGAAGTCAATTTTGAAGCATTTGAGAAAGCAGTAGAGGGGGTGAAGATAATGATGATTGAATTTGGATTCAACGAGTGCGTGTATGTGACTGACCCTGACGATATCTATGACTCATTGAACATGAAAGCAGCGGTTGGTGCTCAGTATAAAGGGAAGAAGCAGGACTACTTCCAGGACATGGACTCATTTGACAAGGAAAGGTTGCTCTTTTTAAGTTGCGAGCGCTTGTTCTATGGCCAAAAAGGAATTTGGAATGGATCACTCAAAGCTGAATTGAGACCGTTAGAAAAAGTACAAGCTAACAAGACTCGAACGTTCACAGCTGCTCCAATTGACACATTGCTCGGGGCGAAGGTGTGCGTTGATGACTTTAACAACCAATTCTATTCCTTCAACTTAATTTGTCCTTGGACAGTAGGAATGACAAAATTTTATGGGGGCTGGGACAAGTTGATGCGAGCACTTCCTGATGGGTGGGTTTACTGTCATGCGGATGGATCACAATTTGACAGTTCGCTCACACCTTTGTTGCTCAACTCTGTTCTTAGCATAAGAAGTTTCTTCATGGAGGACTGGTGGGTTGGAAAAGAAATGCTGGAGAACTTGTATGCTGAAATTGTCTACACACCAATACTCACACCAGATGGGACGATTTTCAAGAAGTTCAGGGGCAACAACAGTGGACAACCTTCAACAGTTGTGGACAACACACTGATGGTTGTCATTTCCATGTACTACTCATGCATAAAAGAGGGCTGGACTTATGATGATATTCAGGAAAGGCTAGTTTTCTTCGCCAACGGTGATGATATCATACTAGCAGTTCAAAAAGAGGATGTGTGGTTATATAACACACTCAGCAATTCCTTTAAAGAGCTCGGTCTGAACTATGATTTTTCAGAACAAACTACAAAGCGTGAGGAGCTATGGTTTATGTCACATCAAGCAATGCTAATTGATGATATATATATACCAAAGCTTGAGCAAGAAAGAATTGTATCCATTTTAGAATGGGATCGAAGCAAAGAACTCATGCATAGAACCGAAGCTATATGTGCAGCAATGATTGAAGCCTGGGGGCATACTGAACTCCTTACAGAAATAAGGAAATTCTACTTGTGGCTCATGGGTAAAGAAGAATTTAAGGAATTAGCTTTGAATGGAAAAGCACCATACATAGCAGAAACAGCCCTTCGCAAGCTCTATACGGACAAAGATGCCAAAATGGAGGAAATGCAAGAGTACCTGAAACAGCTTGAATTTGATTCTGATGATGAGGTGTATGAATCCGTGTCAACACAATCCAGCAAGAAAGAAGAAGAGAAAGACGCTGGGGCCGATGAGAGAGAGAAGGACAAAGGCAAAGGCCCAGCGGATAAAGACGTTGGAGCTGGCTCAAAAGGAAAAGTAGTGCCAAGATTGCAGAAAATCACCAAAAAGATGAATTTGCCTATGGTTGGCGGTAGGATGATTCTAAACTTGGACCACCTAATTGAGTACAAACCGCAGCAGACGGACTTGTACAACACAAGAGCTACCAAGGCACAATTTGAAAGATGGTACGAAGCAGTCAAGACTGAATATGAGCTTAATGACCAGCAAATGGGAGTAGTAATGAATGGCTTCATGGTGTGGTGCATCGATAATGGGACATCTCCCGATGTGAATGGAGTGTGGGTGATGATGGATGGAGATGAGCAAATAGAATACCCATTGAAGCCAATGGTTGAGAATGCAAAGCCTACGCTGCGACAAGTTATGCATCATTTTTCAGATGCAGCGGAGGCTTATATAGAGATGAGGAATTCTGAAGGGTTCTACATGCCTAGGTATGGACTTCTTCGGAATTTGAGGGATAAAAGCTTGGCTCGCTATGCATTCGATTTCTATGAGGTTAACTCAAAAACCTCAGACAGAGCCAGAGAAGCGGTTGCTCAGATGAAAGCGGCACGCCTCGCTAACGTTAACACTAGATTGTTTGGTCTAGATGGTAACGTGGCAACAACCAGCGAGAATACTGAAAGGCACACTGCACGGGACGTCAATCAAAACATGCATCATTTGCTTGGTATGACTTCTGGGCAGTAAAGGAGTGGGGCAACCCCTCTACAGTTAGCATCTCGCGTCGTTCATAGTTTTCTGTATTAGATAGTACGCTTTCAATTCCAGTGTGGTTATACCACCTTGTGTCTATGTAAGTTAGAGTGGCTATGCCACCAGTATGTTATGCTATTTCAGTTTATGCGAGCAGGAGGAGCCATTCCAACACCGGAGCTGCCAGCGTGGTTGTACCATGAGTGCTGTCCGAGGTGCGGGTATGAATATTCTCT